AAGACGCCCGAGAGATGCTGCTGTCTGCGGCTGAAGTGTATAGAAACATCAACCTTTCAGAAAGAGTCCTTAACTAATGGTTCCATATAAACGTATATTGGTATTGGACTTTGAAACAGCGTGGGATAAAAAGACGTACTCGCTGTCCGGTATGACAACAGAAGAATACATACGCAGTCCCAAGTTCAAGGCGTGGGGGGCTGCGTATAAGTACCTAGGAGATGATGAGGAGCCGACATGGGTTCCAGACTTTCAGCTTGTAAAGGTGTTCGACTCAATAGACTGGAGTGAAACTGCTGTGCTAGCCCACAACGCGCAGTTCGATGCAGCCATACTAGCGTGGGTGTACGGGCATGTTCCGTGCTTTGTATTCGACTCGCTCAGTATGGCGAGGGCGCTACGTGGCGTGGAGCAGGGTAATAGCTTGGTTAAGCTGGCAGAGACCTTTGGCTTTCCCGCGAAAGGAACTGCGCTCAACAGCAGCAACGGGTACTTGGACACGCTACCCTTTGAGATAGCCGAGGAGTTAGCTGCTTACTGCAAGCACGATGTTGTCCTATGCGAGGGGATATTCAACAAGCTGATACCGGACTATCCGCCCAAGGAGTTACGACTCATCGACATGACGCTGCGTATGTTCATAGACCCCATGCTGCGGCTTGACCCGTACATGCTGAAGGAAGCTATTGCAGATGAGAAGGCTAGACGGGAGGGGCTGCTGGCTAAACTTAACATAGCTGAGTCAGACCTTGCCAGTAACGACAAGTTTGCCGAAGTGCTGCGCCAACTCAATGTGGAGCCACCCAAGAAGATAAGTAAGGTGACAGGCAAGGTAGCGTTTGCGTTCGCTAAGAACGATGCCATGTTCCAAGCATTGATGAACCACGATAATGAGGACATAGCGCTGCTCTGCGAGGCGAGGCTGGCAGTTAAGAGTACCTTAGAGCGTACACGGGCGCAACGCTTCCTTGATATAGCCCAGCGTGGGACGTTGCCTGTGCCACTTAACTACTACGGGGCGCATACTGGGCGCTGGTCGGCAAGCAGGGGTAGCGGGTTGAACCTCCAGAACCTCAAGCGGGGTTCCTTTCTGCGTCGGTCTATCCAAGCACCTGACGGCTACACCATAGTAGTGTGCGACTTAGCACAGATCGAACCGCGTGTGCTGGCGTGGTTGGCTGACTACCGTACGTTGCTACAGATTTTCTCCTCTGGGCAGGATGCGTACGCAGCGTTCGGGGCGCAGATGTTTGGCATACCGGGCATGACCAAGATTAGTCACCCTGACTTACGGCAGTCTGCGAAGGCGGCGCTGCTTGGTGCTGGGTACGGCATGGGCTGGGTGTCGTTCGCATCCCAGCTTCTTACGGGCTTTCTGGGTGCGCCTCCGATACGCTACGATACTGCGTTCGCTAAGCAACTGGGTGTGACCAAGGCGATGTTGGTTAACTTTATGGCATATGAACCCAATATGCAGAAGGCTTTGGCTATACCACGTACCTGCACGGACGAGGAGATGGTTATACATTGCGTTGCAGCAAAGCAGAGCATAGACAAGTATCGCAGCGCTGCTGCCCCTGTTACTGAGCTGTGGGAGTTGTTCGATGCGCTCATCGTACGGGCGTTGGTTAGCGACAAGACCTTCTCGCACAAGTGCTTGACTTTCAGTAGGGAGCGCGTATTGTTACCAAACGGGATGGCCCTGCGCTACCCCGAGTTAAAAGGAAATCCTGACGAAAAAGGTCGGGTGCAATGGACGTATGGCGATAACAAGAAACTCTATGGCGGTAAGCTTGTAGAGAATGTTGTTCAAGCAGTCGCCCGTTGCGTAATGACAGACGGTATGTTGAGGATACAGAAGCGGTATCAATGCGTACTTACTGTGCATGACGAAGCCGTTGTGCTAGTGCCAGATGAGGAAGCTGAAATAGCTGAGCCGTGGGTGCTGGAACAGATGGTTGCTGAACCACGTTACATGCCGGGTATCCCGTTATCAGCAGAGACGGGTGCCGCCAAACGGTATGGCGATGCAAAATAAAATAAGGAGAAAGCATGGAAGCTGTAAAGATAGGTCGTAAGAAATACAAGGTTGAGTTTGTTCACTCATTCACAAACAACAGGCGCATGGGAGAGATTGACTATGATGCACGGACAATAACGCTAGGTACGCACTTGGGTAAAAGAGGCCGCAAGCTGACTGACAACGAGTTTGTAGAAACATTCTGGCATGAGGTCATCCATGCCTCCTTAGACGATATGCGTAGCGATATGACATACGATGAGAAGTTTGTTACGGGTCTAGCCAAGCGGATAGTAGGTGTGATGCGGCAACCTAGGAACGACGATGAAAATTACATGGTCTCACAGTGCGCTCAAGGATTACGAAAACTGCGCAAGAAAGTACCATGAGGTAAGGGTACTTAAGAACTACAAGCAAGACAGCACAGAGCAGATTAGGTATGGAGAAGAACTGCACAAGGCGGCAGAGGAATACGTAACAGGTACGCCGCTGCCCCAACAGTTTGATTTCATCCAGCCAACGCTTGATGCGCTGCTAGCCAAGGAAGGAACTAAACATGCTGAGTTAAAGCTGGCGCTTGATGTAAACCTGCAACCGTGCGACTGGTTCTCCAAGGATACGTGGGTGCGGGGTATTGTTGACTTGCTCATCCTTGATACAGAGAACAAGACAGCATGGGTAGTGGACTACAAGACGGGTAACAACAAGTACCCTGACAAGGAACAGCTTGACCTGATGGCGCTGTTGACGTTTGCCATATACCCAGAGATTGAGCAGGTTAACGCTGCGCTGTTGTTTGTAGTAAAGAACAGCATCACCAAGCATAAGGTTGTACGCGCCGAGGCTGACGCGCTGTGGTGGCGGTACAGGGAACGCATTGCGAAGATAGCAGCATCCCATACGCATAGCGTGTGGAACCCCAAGCAATCGGGGCTATGTCCGTGGTGTCCTGTCAGGACTTGTGAGTTTCACCCTAAACATTAAGGAGTAGGAAATGCCATACGTTAACAAACCCCGCCCGTATAAACGGGAAAACGAACTGTATAAAAGCAAGCCTGAACAGATTGCCAAGCGAGTAGAGCGCAACAAGGCAAGGAAAACTCTGATGGACGAAGGGCTTGTTAAGAAAGGTGACGGAAAAGAAGTAGATCATATTGTCCCCCTCGCCAAAGGAGGTAAGAATGTGCGCTCCAATATGCGCGTCAAGAGTGCTACGGATAACCATTCTTTCCCAAGAAGTACGAACCATAAACCAAAGTAACCAATGCAAATCCACGAAAACAAAACGCTGATACTACGTACTAGGCATCCATCCAAGTACACGGTGATTCCGCGCAGCAAAGACTTAGGTGAAGTTAAAGCAGGGGTGCATGAAGTAGCGGTGTACTGGGGGCTGGACGAAGCGCGTGTACTAAGGAACCTTGGAGTTCGTGACGTACCTTCCCCCATCTTGCGTAACTATGACTGGCCCGGACGGTACACACCGTTTGCACATCAACGCGACACGGCTTCATTCCTCACGCTGAACAAGCAAGCGTTCGTGTTTAGTGAGCCGGGTACTGGCAAGACGCTGGCTGCTCTGTGGGCTGCTGACTATTTGATGAAGCTTGGCAAGGTGCGCCGCTGCCTCATACTATGCCCCCTGTCTATCATGCAAGCGGCGTGGATGGCAGACATATCCAAGAGCGTGTTGCACAGGAGCGCTGTCATAGCGTATCACTCGAAGGCTGAAAGGCGGATCGAGGCTGTCAAGAAGGACTACGAGTTTGTCATAACCAACTACGACAGTCTGCCTATCATCTCTGATGCCGTACTAGCTGACGGGCGCTTTGACTTGATCATAGGAGATGAGGCTAACGCATGGAAGAACACATCCACTACTAGGTGGAAGAAGATGAACAAGCTTATAAAGGCCGACTCGTACGTGTGGCTCATGACGGGTACTCCAGCCGCGCAGTCACCAGAGGATGCGTATGGTCTGGCTAAACTTATCAACGCTGCGGCAGTACCGCGCTTCTCCACAGCATGGCGCGATAAGGTCATGCGCCAGATAACCAAGTTCAAGTGGGTGGCTAAGGATACGGCATACGAGGAAGTTCATAGGGTACTGCAACCCGCCATACGCTTCACCAAAGCGCAGTGCTTGGACTTGCCGCCTGTAATCGTAGTGACGCGTGAGCCTGAACTGACACCGCAGCAGATAAAGTATTACCGTATTCTCAAAGACCAGATGCTCGTACGTGCAGCCGGAGAAACAATAAGCGCTATCAACGCGGCAGCTAGCGTTAACAAGCTTCTACAGATATCGGCTGGCGCTGCGTACACAGACAACGGCGAGGTGGTTGAGTTTGATTGCAGCCCACGGTTGCGCGTGTTGCTGGAGGTGCTAGAGGAAACATCCAAGAAGGTTCTTGTGTTCGCCCCGTATCGGCACAGCATAGATACCATAGGCGCTTACTTGGATAAGCAAGGCATTACCCATAAGAAGATTCACGGTGACGTTACTGCATCCAAGAGAGCGTTGATATTCAACGAGTTTCAAACCACGCAAGACCCGCGTGTGCTTGTCATACAACCTCAAGCCGCGTCACACGGTGTCACGCTAACCGCTGCTGATACGGTTGTCTTTTGGGGGCCAGTAATGTCTGTTGAAACATACTTGCAGTGCATAGCAAGAGCAGACCGTGTAGGCCAGATAGGTGACAAGGTTACTGTGGTGCATATTCAAGCTAGTGACATAGAACGCCGTATGTTCAAACAGTTAAGCGGCAAAGTTGATAATCATACGGCGCTCATCAAATTATATGAGGAGGAACTTGCAAACGATAAAATAGAGGTGTAAAATCTTTGACTAGCAGTACAAAATAATAGGAGAACACATGACAACCGAAGAAGTAATACCAATGGACAAGCTTGCGAAGATTTACATAAAGATTCGCACCAAGGTTCAAGAGTTAACCAAAGACATCACCGAACTAGAAGCACAGAAAGATGAAGTCGCCAACGCCATGCGTGAGCAGATGAAGTTGATCGGCTCCAAATCTGTACGTACAGACTTTGGCACTGTGACAATGCAGTTGAAGACGCGCTACACATCGCAGGATTGGGATTCGTTCAAGACGTTCATGATGCAGAACGATGCCCTTGACTTGGTAGAACGCCGTATATCGCAGTTGAATATGGCTAAGTTTTTGGAAGAAAATCCGGGGATAGTACCGCCCGGTCTGAATGCAGATTCAGAGTACACGATCACCGTTAAGAAACCCACCAACTAGAGGATGAACATGGCTACTAACGTAACAACTTTTAATCCAGCACAACTCCCAGCGTTCGCTCGTAACCGCACGAGTGTGTCGGCGCTGACCAAGGCACTCGCTAATTCTGGCAGTAGCGGGTATCCGCATCGCATATCTATCAAGGGCGGCGTGTTCCGGTTGATTTCCAGCGGTAAGGAGATTGCTTCCATTGAAGAGCGCTACCTCGATGTTGTCATCATTAACGCAGCGGAGTTTGTAACCCGTAAGTTCTATGGCGTTGCCTTTGATGACAACGTAGCTACTGCGCCTAAGTGCTGGTCAACAAACGGGCTTGTACCAGATGACAATGCTACTGATAAGCAAGCATCGGCGTGCGCTTCTTGTGAGCAGAACATAAAGGGTTCAGGCGCTAACGACAGCAAGGCTTGCCGTTCGCAACAACGTATCGCAGTTGTACTTCCTGCTGATCTGTCCGGTAATGTCTTGCAGTTGGAAGTACCCGGCAAGTCGCTGTTCGGCAAAGAAGACAACGGTAACTACCCACTCAAGGCTTACGCTTCTTGGGCTAAGGCACAAGGGTATGACACCGACATGGTGATTACCCGCATCAAGTTCGACACCGCCGAGTCACACCCCAAGCTGTTCTTCAAGTCGATGCGCTACCTCTCTGACGATGAGTTTGAGATTATCGAAAGCCAAGCTAAGACTACGGATGCCAAGGATGCTGTTCTTCTTAACCTTGGTGGAGGGGCTGCGGCTCCAGCAGCTAAGAAACTGGCTGCTCCGGTAGTTGAAGTAGAGGAAGAAGCACCAGCACCCAAACCTAAAGCCAAGGCTAAAGCCAAGGCTGCGGAGCCAGACGAGGAAGAAGCCCCTGCCGTAGAACCTACGGTGCGTAAAGCTGCTGAAGCACCTGCGCTGCCAGCACGCAAAGCATTGGCTAGTGTTGTAGCCAACTGGGACACGGACGACTGATAAAAAGGGAAAGGGGGCTTAGGCCCCCGAATACACTATGGCTTATACAACTAAGATTATTAAAGACATCACTAGCGCCCAGAAGACTGAGGGCAATATGCTAGGCAGACACGCGCTGCGTATCGGGTTCTCTGTCATCCGCATAGCCAAAGCAACGGGCGCTACAAGGCAGAGCGTATATAACTGGTTCGTCGGTAAGCCAATAGCCCCGTACTACAAGGCGCACGTAGATGCGTTGCTCAAGGTGCTTATTGCCTCCGAAACCTCAGAACAAGCGTGGAGAGAAACATGCAAAAGATTCAACCTGAAATCCTGACGGACGCTGTGCTGTGCCTGTACGCTGGTAACCAGCTTATGCAGAACGGGTACATGCGAGTTTCTTATCAAAGAGAAGTTCTGAAGCGCTTTGAGACCCGCGTAAATTCCACGGTAGAAAAGCAACTAGCACTCCCGCTTTAACAAACACCTGAAGGAGCAACATGAAACCGCTAGATTTTATTGCGGCTGTAGTGCCGTCAGCGGGTGTTTTGTGCGTGGCGGAACTCAGTTCTAGGAAGAAGCAACATGTGTATGCAGCCAAGGTGGAAGACCTTGAACCTGCAATCAAACAATTCAATGATGCTAAACAGGATACTTACTTTGCATTAGCCAGCTTCATAGAGGAGGGGAACCGTACAACCCCCAACGCGCTGTACCTACGGTCTGCCTTCATCGACATAGATTGCGGGGCTGGAAAGCCGTACCTTACGAAACAGGAAGGGGCTACGGCGCTTGATGATTTCTTGCAAGAAACAGACATGGGGCTTCTTGGTAACCCGTGGGTGGTATCTTCTGGTAATGGACTACATGCCTACTGGCCTTTCACAGCTAACATCCCTGTGGCTGAGTGGCGTATTACGGCGGAGAACTTCAAGCGCTTATGCCAGAAACAGAACCTGCACATAGACTACACAGTAACGGCTGATGCTTCCCGCGTACTGCGTGTGCCTGAAACGTCCAACTGGAAAGACCGCAAGAAGCCACGCAAGGTTACGATTCTCTCTACAGGTAGTACGTTTGAGTTTGCAGACTTCGCTGCTGTTGTGCGTGAGAATATAAACGGCGCAGCGCTACCCGAGACTACCTTCACACCAATACCCGGCGTACGCCCAACGCGCAAAGAAGGAACGGTCAGCCAAGTAAAGCTACTAGAAAATAGCGTCACCTTCTTCAAAGGCATCCTCGTACGCACCGAGCAGGGTACAGGGTGTGGTCAGCTTAAGAACTACATAGAGAACGCATCACAGGAGGGCATGGAACCCATATGGCGTGGGTTGCTGTCGTGGACTACCAAGTGCGTGGATGGGGAGGGCGCTGCCATCCTG